TCATTGGGACTGCACGTAGCTCAGCGCATCAATTGCTACAAGTTGCCGCGCAAGCTGCCCCAAATTCGCAGCGCTCAACACCTTAAACGAAAAACCGGCCCAAGGGCCGGTCAGTTTCCGATCACGCACGATCAGGCTCCATGCCAGAGTAGGAGCCGGGGAGACGGCAAGAGTCGTGCCAGCCAGTCCCGGATGATCTTGAACATAATATACAGAATGGGTCAGTAGGCCGCCGCTAACCGCCTGATTTTGGGCGGTTTTTGCGTTTGCGAGGCCCGGCATCGACAGCGCTACCAGCGCGACGACCGCAGCCGCCGCGCCCATTCGGTCCAGCATCAGTCGCCACAGGGCGCGTTCGGTCGCCGTCGTGGCGCGCTCGGCATGGATCATGGCGATCCAAGTCGGGCCATCGAGCTTCGCAAGAGCGCAGATCTGCGCAATTCGCTCATCAGAGATCGGTTTTTCGCCCGCGCGGGCCTTCGACAGCAGTTGCCTCTGAATTCCCAGTCGGGCCGCCAAAGCGTTGTCAGACGGGATTCCCGTGCGTTCGCGGGCGGCATCTAGCAGTTCACCTACGGCGGTCATGGTGTCCTCTTGGTTGACAACGTGTGGTCCTTTTAGATTACATGCTCCGCGTGGTCCAGATGGACCACACCCGCCACCGGCACCCCAAGGCCGCTGGCGGGTTCCCTTGGGGTAGGGGCTTGGGGAGAGGGCAGGGCGATGGATGCGGCCGTTCTAGGCATCGTGGGGATGTGCTTGATCGCGGTGATCGTGGGCTTGGCCCGGATCACGGCTTGGTGGCTGGACCGGCGTGAGTACGCCGCAGGTCAGGGGGCACGCCAAGCCATCGTCATTGCCCAGGCACGCGCTGAGGTTCGTCATGACTGATCGCGTCCAGTGGCGAGTAGACCCGATGGTGGCGCGCGGCTTCGGTCCGCATCAGGTCATGGTCTACATCGCGTCCGTGTACGTATCTGGCCGCTGCCTGGACTCCGTTGCTTGCGCCAGCCGTCGCGATGCTCATGCGTTGGCGCTTGATATGGCACGTGCCGCTCAATTTGCGCTCAGTGACGAATCCCAAGCACACGTTGAGGTTCGCCAGTGATCCCGGCCCCGCCCACATTCATCACGGCGCCGGTAATCCAGATGGCTGGCGATTCACTCGACCTGTTCCTGCGCATCAACGTGATCGCATTCGGCGTGTTCGTTCTCTGCGCCTGCGTCGTCATGTGGATTGCCCACGACCGCGAGGGCGGCTGGTGAGCACCTTCCTCGACAACGTCTATCGCTGGCTTTTCCGTTTGCCTGTGTGCACTCCAGGCCACTGCTATTGCCGCCGCACGTGCATCTGCATCACTCAGGAGCCAACCGAATGAGCGGCGGAGCCTGCAAATTCTGCGGAAATATCAGTGTCTACCTGTTCAAAGGTGGCCTCTGCTACGAGTGCAGCGAAAGCGACGTGCGCGTGCCTCTATCGGCAACACCGGTTGATCGTCGCTCGCCCGAGCTGGCTGCATTCGATGTGGCAAATGCACGCGCCTATGGCGCGCAGCGTCGTGCCGAACTGTTCAATGAGAAGAACGCCGCGCACGGATTCTCGGCGGCGGCCGGAGGCCGACGCCTTGGGCTTGTCCATTCTTCAACAAGTGACACGCGCCGCGTGTCACTCACTCTCGACCCGAATCACATTCGTGGTCTGCGACTGAAGAAGTCGCTGATTACCGGAGCAAGGCTTCATGACCAAGAGGCGAAACAAGGCTCGTTCCGTGGCGCGTGGTACATGCTCACCACGACTTACCGAAACGGAAGTGACGCTGGCCCTCGTGACATTAGCGAGACACTTAAGCGCATCCGGGGCTTCTTCAATCGAGCTGTCCGATTGCGCTACCGGGGATACCGTCCGCGTTTCCGTTACCTCTGGTGCGGTGAGCTCACTAAAGCCGGGGTTCCCCATTACCACGTCTTGATCTACATCCCGCGCGGCATCTTCTTGCCGAAAGCAGACAGGGCAGGGTGGTGGCCTCACGGTCACACCAAGATCGAGAAAGCCCGCAATGCAGTGGGCTATCTGGCGAAGTACGCCAGCAAGTTTTCCCCCGACATGCTGGCGTCGTTCCCGAAGGGATTCCGCACTCATGCCATCGGCGGGCTCAACACTGAATCGAAGCGTGAACTGCGCTGGTGGAAAGCACCTAAAGCAGCACGCGATGCACTCGGCGTGCTTGCCGACATCCGCAAAGCCCTGGGCGGCTACGTGGACAAAATCACCGGCGATTTCTGGCCCTCGCCGTGGAAAGTGATCACCGACAGGGGCCGGATCATCGTATGGAAATTGGAGATACCCGCATGAGCAAGATCATCATTCGCACTGCCACCGTCACCCCCCGCCAGATCAAGCGCAAGGACGGCAGCACCATGGTTTTCCGCGAGCAGTCCGCCGCGATCATGAAGGACGGGGAGGACTTCCCGCATCCGTTCCGGCTCGGCCTGGATGATGCGCAGGCCCCTTACCCGCCGGGCGACTACGTGGTGGACGCATCGAGCTTCAATGTCGGCCAGTACGGCGACCTGATCGTGGGCCGCCGTCTCATGCTGGTTCCGGTCGCGCCTGCCGCGACTGCGCCCGCTTCCGCCAAGGCTTAAGTCATGGCGCGGTACGTCTACGAATGCCTGCAATTCAACCAGCAGACCGGCACCTGTGAGCAGGCTGGATTCGTGCCGCGCACCGATATTCCCGCACTTACCACTGCCGAGGTGTCGGGAATCCTGTCCATGGTCGCGGTGTGTTTCGCCGTGGCATGGGCATACAAGCAGATAGGCAGAACCATCCGAAACTAACGAAGGGGAACACCATGGAACTCGATGCATCGAGCGCACTGACCATTCTGGCCGGACTGGCCGCTGTCCTGGGCACCATTGGTGCCGCCAAGCTCGCACCGGCTGCAATCTCGGTCGGCTTCAAGTGGATCAAGGGCGCGATCTTCGGTTGATCGCTGTAACACGGGGCCGGGCAATCCGGCCCCTTTTCTATGGGGGATTTGTGATGCTTGGTCTATTCGTTCTCTGTGTTGGCAGTGCCGCGCTCTACATGGCATTCGGAGATTGACGTTGACTGCGCGCCACCTTCTTTCGGGAGCGCTGACCTTGCTGCTTATGGCAGCAGGTGCCTTGGTCTCGCCTCGTGCTTACGCTCAGAAACAGCAATGCTATCTTCAGGGCAATTACCTACAGTGCGATCAAGGCACAGCGTTTGCGGAGTGCCAGGCCTTCATGGCCGCTACACGCGTTAAGTATCCTGCTGCGGAATATGGTGCGTGCACTGCAGGTGTCATCGGCAATACTCCCGGCTTTGACGGCTGGGTGAAGACCTACTCCGCAGGCGTGAAGGGGACATTTACTGGCGCAACCTCGGTTTTCTACGCGTATCCGCTTGACAAGAAATGCTTGGCTCGCTCGGAAGAGCTTGGGTGGGAGGGCGGTTCTACCGCTGCCTCGGTCAATGTCTGTCACAACGGATGCATGTATTCCAGCTCACTGGACCCTTTGGGAGTGGCCGGGTTTAGCTACATGCCAACTGGCGGCACCTGTACTGAGTCGGATGCCCCGTCCCCGACGCCTGCAACGCCGGGAGGGGATGGGGATGGGGACGGCGGAGGGACCGGTGGTGAAACGGGCGGTGGCGACGGCGACGGTGGTGGTGGTGGTGATGGCGATGGTGGTGGTGATGGCGGCAGCAACGGAGAGGGGGGCGGCAATGGCGACGGCGACGGTGGTGGCAATAGCGATGGCGGGGGAGAAGGCGACGGCGATGGTGATGGCGATGGGGAGAACCCCAGCCTTCCGGAGAACCCCACATACCCCGGCGACATTCCGATGCCCTACGCAGATCCGCCAATTCCGAGTAGCTACCTCGGACAGTGGTCAAGTGGTCTCGGCGGTGGTTCTTGTCCGGCGGCCAAGACGATTACGGTCGGCGTGGGGTCGATCTCTACTTCCGTCAGTTTTGAGTTCAAACCGCTCTGCGATTTCGCACAGATGATCAGGGGCTTGGTCATTGCCTGCGCCGCGCTCGCGGCTGCATACATCGTCTCAGGAGTGCGAAAGTAATGCCTTGGCTAGCCGCGTTTCTCACTCAACTCCTGGGCAACTCCCTTGCTCGCGTCCTGACTGGCGCGGGCCTTGGTCTCGCTACAGGCGCAGCCCTCTTGCCGCTCGTCAAGGGCGCACTCAACCTGATCACTCAGAAGTGGTCAGGCATCGCGGCCGATCTCGCCGATGTGATGCTTATGGCCGGGGCAGGGGAGGCCATCACCATGATCGGCTCTGCCATCGTGACCAAGGTTCTCATCGACGCAGGCAAGGTCGCCGTACAGAAGGCAGCTTCCAAATGATGTATTTGATTTCCGGTCAGCCCGGCAACGGCAAGACCTTGCGCGCGATGTCGATGGCGCAGGAGTTCTACGAGCAGAACCAGCAGCAGGTGAAGGACGGCAAGGCGCAGCCGCGCCGATTCTTCACGAATATCGCGGGCGCCACAGTAGAGGAGGGCGCAGACGCTTTTCCATGGCTCGAAAAGCTTCCCGAACACAATGACTGGACACAGCTTCCGGACGGGTCTTTCGTGATCTATGACGAAGCGCATTCCGATGGCAACACTCAGGGGCTGGAGCGCTACGGCAAGCTGTTCCCGTCGACCGGAAAGCCGGGGGAATCCGATGATCCTCGCATCCGCGCTATGTCGACGCATCGGCATCGCGGTTTCGATCTTGTGTTCGTCACGCAATGGCCGAACAAGATTCACCATCAGGTGCGCACGCTCATCGGCTCGCACACGCACATGAATCGTTCGTTCGGCATGCAGCGAGCAGGCGTCCTTACGTGGTCGCGTGTCCAAAGTGACCCGTACGATGAGAAGGTGCGCGACAAGGCTGAAGAGGAAATCTGGGCTTACCCCAAAGCGCTGTATAGCCGCTATCGCAGTGCGACGCTGCACACGGCCAGCCACAAGTTCAAGGTGCCTAAGAAGGTTTGGCAGGCGTTGTCCGTCACTATCGCGCTGGTCCTTGGTGTCTGGATGATCTATGCGTTCATCGTCAAACCGCCACCGGCACCAAAGAAGGTGGATCAGGGGGCCGGTGCTTTGCCGGCGGCTGGAGCCCTGGCGCCCTTGGGCGCGGGCGTGCCGGCGGCACGGCCCCTCAACCGCGAGGAGTACATCGAACGTCACAAGCCGCGGATTGAGTTTCAGCCGTGGTCTGCCCCTGCCTTCGATGATCGCAGCGTTCAATCGCAGCCTGAGTTGTACTGCATGTCATCCGGTACCACCGAGCAGGACACCACCTGCACGTGCGTAACGGAGCAGGGCACTAAGGCCAAGATTTCGATACCGGTATGCGTAGCGATCGCACGCGATGGCCCGGCCTACAATCCGTATCGAGCGCCGCGACAACAGGCAGAACCGGCACGGGATGATCCAGCCCGAGCCATCGCTCAATCTGAGTCGCCCAGCTCCCGTGAGGCTTCGCCTCACGCGCTTGTCGAGGTCGGGAAACGACCAATGGGGACGTTCCCTGAGACGCCGCCGTACCCGGCCAGCTTCTGATTTGCGTGACGCATCACGGGGGGCAGGATGAAGAAACCTGCACCCATCCATTTTCCACGCGCCGGAATGTCTGTCCGTTGATGCAGCGGTGATCCGGCGCAAGTTCCTTGGGCCTTGCTGCTCGTTCTGCGGCCTCACGCTTTTTGCGCACTTCGGCCATGGGGACTTCTGGATACAGCTGGCGCGCGAGGGCCTCTCCGGCACGCTCTTGTTCTTTCATGGCTGCGTGTCCTGCAATCCCCAGGACACCGCATGTTGCAAGCAGCAGAGCGCTGCCGCCTATGAACACTCCTAACGCCACCTTCCAAACCAATCCCGTCGAATTCGCCATCTATGGCACCCCCAAGTGATCCGGCGGCCATTCTACGGGGTGTAGGGGCAGCGCCCCTACGGAAGCGCCTCACACGTGCTGGCGAGGCCTCGGCCCCGGTACTGGTAGTACACCCGCCACAGGATCGGCGTCAGGACCAGCCATCACCCCGGTAGACCGCTTTGCGCGACGATGGGCGACCTCGGCCAGGTCAACGATGCCCGCACGCCCGAATGGCCGTTTCTGACCGCCTCGTGCAATCTCCATCATGCGGCGCCATTCCTGCGCCTGTGCGGCCAGCAGGGAAAGCCACGCAAGGTCCTGCGGTTCCAGCTCGCGGCCTTCAGGTGTAACCAGTCGGCCACGCTTAAACGAAAAACCGGCCCAAGGGCCGGTTAGGTTGCGATCACGCACAATCAGGCTCCATGCCACAGCAGGGCTGGGGATCGAGGCAAGATGCGTGCCAATCTGGCCCAGACCCTGCGAACATAATATACATTATGCGAAATGCTGTATCAGTCGGCCGCTGGCTTCGTCGGCTCCGCATGGCAATGGCTGAGGCTCTGGCTTGGCTCTTGCCTCCCTGCTGGCTCTCCCGACAAGGATGAGCTTGCAGCATGATCGAGATCGATCCGCATGACCGAACTGACCTAACCGGCCCTTGGGCCAGATTCGGCTTCCAAGCTGGGCACATGTTCACCCCTGAAGGTCGCCAGCTGGAACCCTGCGATATGGCCTGGTGGTCTCTGACCTGCAACATAGCGCGGGAATGGCGGCTGATGATGGTCGAGGCTCGCACAGACTTGGCCGAACGATCGGCTCCGGCCCAAACGGGATCCGCCGCGGCGAAATCTGGCGTGATCTACCCTGCCGAAATCCTCAGGATTCGCCGAGAACGGCGGTTGGCCGGATGTGGACCGGGTTCCGACGCCGAGCCCTCCAATGTGGTCTACATCAGCCGTGGGCCGAGGCCTCGCCAGCGCGTGTGAGGCGCTTCCGTAGGGGCGTAGCCCCTACACCCCCAGCGAATCGATTACTCAAGTCTCTTCATGAAAACGCGGAGCCCATCATATGTAAGCCAGGCATGCCTGGAGACACTAGCATCGCTGTCTTCATCCTCCCGCTGGACGAGACCAATGTCCTGCAGCTCGCCTGCAACGAGCCAGATGACTGCTTCCGCCAATCTGAGCTCGGTGGACAGCGTGCGAATCGAGACGGCTGTGCCGTGCCTGCCCAATGCATCCAGTACGCGCCATTGAACTTTGCCCAGCTCGATTTGATTCAAGTCACCGTCTTCTTGACTCGATTCCGCCGATGTGGAATTGGCCCCGGTCTCAGCAAGCCTTCTAAGAAGGTCGTCGTTCTCCGAAGCCGCCTGTTTCAGTTGATCTTTCAAACTATCGATACGCCCATTGAGTCGAAGCGCCTCCGACGTGTGTTCGCGTTCGATTTCCTCAAAGCGCGCTCGAATTGATCGAGACTCTTCCTGGGTAAGTACGGTTTGATCTTCAATGCTGCGCTTCAGACTGAGCGCTTCCTTTCTTCTGCGCAGCGAGTAGCTGTAGACCCAATTTGATGGGTACGGAAATGCGAGGATGTAGAACGCGGCAGTGATTAACGGGCCGGCTACCAAGTGGAGCCATGAGTACCCGGCATCCTGATAGACCAGATGAATTAGATGGATCTTTCGAATGGCGGATTCGCCGGAAAAGACAATCAACAGAGCCTTGTAGTTCCAAGCGCACCAAGACACGGTCAGCGAAGCTCCGAGCGGGCTCATGAACCTGTCGTTGATGTATTCCCTGACGCCCTTGATGAAGTCCTCGAACATTCCCCGCCTCTTCCTATGGCTACCCTATTCTCTAGGCGCGGAGATTAGCCTTAAGCAAGGTTCTGTGCCAGCCGCGTCGCGCGTGATGCGTCACATTAATCAGAAGCTTGGCGGGTAGGGTTTGGATTCTGGGAGCGTACCCATGGGGCGCTCACCTACGCGCACGATTGTGCCTCCACTACTCGCCGCCATGACCGCGCCCGCGCTGCCGCCGCTTCCACTCGCTACGCTCGCAGAATTAGCGGCAGCACGGTCACTGTCCAGGCGGTACTACGTTGGCTCTTCCTCGCGCCGGGGTGCTTCCCTCGGCCACGCCGTGGCGACTGCGGATCACGTGATCGAGAGCCTTCCTTCTGCCGCTGCTTTCGCCCGCGCTTCGAAGGGCTTGATCCATGCCTGAACCGAACTAGCGTCTGCGATGAGTTCTTCGATCTCTGGCAACCAAGCGGGAGTCTCCATAGGTTGCGAGTGTTCGAATGCCGAATACTTGCTCATCATTCCATCTATGAGCTCGCAATCTTCAATTCGGATGGCGGTAAGCTTCTTCAGATGCCCCATCGTTTTGATTTCACGGCGGTAGCGCATGACCATCCCGAACAGAAGGTGCTCCTCCACAGAGCGCTCAACTAGGATCCGGAAGTTGCTGCATGCGTTTCTCAGCACGGCCCGTCTGATTTCGCCGTCGAAGTTCGCCGCTGATCTGGCATCACGTACAACTTTGTCGAGGCCTTCTTTGGGCTTCATCGCGAACGCGTCAATCGTGGCTGGAACACCTGCCGCACGACCGTCTCTAGCAATGGAGAGAACCTGAACTCGGGCGGTTGAACCATGGAACTCCGCTCGTTTCTTGACCGCATTTTTAAGCAGAACCATCAGTGAAAGCCGGTGGGTTAACACAAGCACCTGGCGTGTCTCTGCGAGCTCCGCGATCCGATCCGCCACTGCCTCCTCGAAACGCTGATCGAGCGACGAAATGGGGTCATCGAACACGATCGGGAGGCAACGATCGCTCCCGGTGGCATCGGCGAGGAACGCAGCCAATGCGACCACACGCTGCTCGCCCTCGCTCAATACCTCGCGGTTGTGAATGGCACGCTGCGTGTCCCTCAACTCGGCGCAGAACGTGAAACGGCCCTTGCCTTTGGATTGATGGGTCATGACCACGGGCAATCCGCGCCCACCTAGGCGCCACATTTCTGCGTTAAAGCGATCGCAGAACCCCTTGGCCAGCTCTGCACCGGCGATTTCGTTATTCTTGGTGGTCAGCGCGTTCGTCGACGTCAAGCGGATGGCCGCTTCGACTCCCTCGATCGCTCGAAGGCGTTCAACTTCTGCACTGACGTGTTCGCGGTGGGCTGCTAACCACTCCCTGCCCCTTAGCTCGAGTAACCGTGCTTGGTTTAGTTTGCGCCCTTTGACGTCGATCAGTCCCGCCAATGTGTCGCGTTGCTTTTCCAACTCGACCGTCCTAGATGCTTGCGCAGCGTGCCATTTCGCCCAGTCGACCACAGGCAAGCTCTCGACATCGACAGCGACCTTCAATGCGCGTGAACGGGCTGCGACGGCCAAGCGAAGCGCTTCACTTGTTTGATGATCGAGCCCCACGGTCTGACTCACCGTTGACCAGGTCTGCGCATCGGGAATGCCCGGAAGTGCTTGGACCAGCATTACGGCGCGTAGCTCGGCGGCGGTCGCTTCCGCCTGCAATCGATCTTGGATGAAATCCGCGAACCCTTGCATTCGCGCTTTGGCGTCCCCATTGAGCTCCTGCTGACAGAGCACGCAGCGGGCGCCCTCCTCGGTGTTCGGGTGGGTATGATCGGGGTAGGCGAACGCTTGGGCATACGCCTCGGCCGCCGCCCACATCCGACGCCAGGCATCTTCTCCGACGCCGGCCAGCGGCAACCCCTGGAAGAATGACGTCGCGTGTGCGGTCGCAGCCGCCCGCTTGTATAAGGCGTCTAGCTGAGCGGCCACTATTTCGCCAGCCTTCTCCTCGCCGGTTGCATGCTCCCGGTCGATAGCGGCCGCCTTGTGCTTCGCCAGGCGTTCAAGTTCGGCAACCACTTTGGCGTGAAGCTCTGCGGGGTTGGTCTGCGCCAACGCGGCTTCCAAGGTCACGCGCTCCGCACGCCCTTCGTCGGATAGGATGCATACTTCTTCAATGGCAGCCCCTTGGGTCTTGCTGCGTAGGAGCTGGCGAAGTTCGTTGGCTGCAGGCGACTGGATGAGGTCAGACGGCAGCACCGGCATCTGGGTGACCAATAGATCGGCACGCCGACGCAGGTTCGCCGCCACCTGATCGGAAATCTGGATGAGGCGGCCCACAAACTGCATTGACCGGGGTGTGTGAGTGGCCGCACTAGCGCTGTCGCCGAACTCCAAGGACGTGGCCGAGTCAAAGACCGGCACGGCTTTGAGTGGGCCCAAAGGCCCTCTCGCCGAGTCCCAACTGAGGATGGTCGTGTCGGTCGCAGGTCCGTGAGTTTCAAGCGCCCGAACTTCGATGTTTGCTGATGGGCACTCCGGCGTGAGATCGAACACGTTGCCGTGTATGGTGCCCGCCAACCGTGCTCCGCAGATGTGCTTCATCAAGCGTGCGTAGCCGGATTTCCCGGATCCATTGGGCCCATACACGATCGCCAAATCTGCGTCGGCAAGCTCCAGCTTCGCCTGATCTCCAAGCGCGTTGACCCCTCGAACGTCGAACACGCGCTCGATACGCAGGCCGGCCCGGCTCGGAGTTCCCGCGATGGCGCCCGGATCCAGCGGCGGCTCAGTCTGGGCGAGTTGCTTGGATGCCTCCAGAAGGCAGTGGTCAGCCAGAGCGCCGATCTCTGCGTCGGTGGGCATGCGTCGGTTTTCAACCAGCCCCCGGGCGGCCGCTCGCAGCCAGCTGGCCTTGCCGTTCAAGAATATTTCGAGCTCGATAGGCGCTCTGCCGTCCTGTGGGCTCTCCATTCTTTTACTCCTCCTAGAGACGTTTCAGGCTACGCGTCGGGCCAGTACTTGTGGTCGATGGTAGCACCGCGAGTTCATCGACCCGGATCCCTTCCGAAGCTGATCAGCCATGAGAGGCAGTTAGCACCTTGAATTCGTTTTGGCCGTTGACGCGAAAGTCACCGATCACAAGCTTCCGGAGCTTTCTCCCTACCTCCGATAAATCTTCCTAACCCCTACTCCGCGGCTGTCTACTTCTGGTCGAAAGTAGGCATCCGATTGCCTTGACGCTGGGAGATCAGTCTCATGACGTGTCATGCGTCGTCGAAGGCAGGCGGCGTATGGACCAGGCCAAGGACACCCTCCAATGGCATCCCGTGCGCCGCGAATATCTTGGTTCTGATATCCTGGCGGCACGCATTGAGAAACCCGTTCGCCAGCCAATGCACATAGTCGACCAACTTTCGCAGGTCAAAGTCGACGAAGTCCTTGTGAAGCTCATTGAACGGCGTGTTTGCATCCAAATGAGCGGCGATCTTGTTGCGCATCGCACGAAGATCGGTCTCGAAGGCGACATCTCTGTCGGCATTTAGCTCATTCAGCAGGATGTAGCCACGGAAGTCATCGCCCCCCCAATGATCCAGTAGCGAGGGACCGTCGTGGGTGCTTTGCTCGAACAGGGTGTCAATCAACGCACACGCATCAATAACTGCTAGGAGCCAAGCGGCGTCGAACAGATATGCTTTGTACCGCGAATCATAATTCTCCACGAGACAAGTGAGCGCAAAATCGAACCGAAGCATGTCGAGCGTCGAAACGGCCAGCTGCGCCTTTTCTTGTTCTGGAGTGCCGAAGATCCCGCCTGCCGCGCCAGGGTTAACCAACCCGAATCGGCCGGCATCTAAATGAAACTTCTGGGCATCGGGGGACATCACGTTTGCGGACGGGATGGTGAGTGGCCGGTAGTCCGCACCGATCGGCACAAAGCGCATGTCCTTAGATGCCTTTACGGCCGCTTCGATGGCCTTGACCTCATCATAGAGGATTTCGATCGTCGAATAGTCGATCGCGGCCCACCAGTCGACGGCCCGGCCAAGATCTAACAGCTGAGCATGCGCGGTGAACTTGTCTCGAATCACATCAAACGAGTTGTCGTAGGTCGCTCGCAGCGCCGCGATGGCGTCTTCGAGTTCGCGCTTTGCCTCTACCTTCAATAAACCCTCTTTGACAAGACGATTCTTCAGCTGACCAATTATTTTCAGTAGATTATCGACTTGGATAAAGAAGAATCGTAGGATCGCGCGCTTGGCATGGTCCCGAACCACTTCGTTTCGGAAGAGGTACATGGCGTCCAACTGTTGAAATGTATAGACGACTTTCTGCTTCAGCTCTAGCGTAATTTTGTCCATTCTCGATCTTCTTAAAGTGCATCCAGCCACCTATTCCGGCCTTTCCCAGTCTACCGTTTCCCGGTCGACAAGTTTCCCGGCAGCAGCTTGGGGGGGCGGCTTTGGGCGAAAGATGCGCTGCCCAACCCTCGACAAACATCCCTTATCGCGACTGGACTGGCTTTGAGGGCAAAACGGCCTTTCGCACGATCTCCAGTCTGCTCACGTCGCTCACAGGCACAAGAATTGCAGCCTTCCGCGACGGATCCCAAAGCACATAGCTATCACCCAAACGCCCCACTAGGCCCAGGCTGCCTTGCACCTTCTCATCAATGGTCACATTGACCGTGTACTCGCTGCTGCCAGAAGTAATCGACTTGGCGCGCTCGAAGCCAAGTCAGTTTGACGAGATCGGGACATAGACAATCATCACGAGCGCATAGACCAGCCACGGCGAGTCCTTCACGGCGGCCGGCAACACTGGGGACAGGCGTACCACCATTGCACACATGCCCGTCAGCGCCACACCTATCAAAACCGGCCAGGCATTGGACAACCAAAGCAAGGCGCCCATTCCAACAAGACAAAGAGCCAGGGTCAGCCACATCAGCAGATTGGCTCGGGACGGCCTCGCTGTTACCTTTCCTTCGACCCACCCTCCAAACAGCAGCGCAATCAGTATGAAGAACATCACCATGCTAATGCCCGCAAGCCCTGCCAGCGCAAGCTCGCTCACCGCAACAAACTGAAAGGGATCCAGTCCGAAATGGCCCCAGTACGCCTTCAGATAGAAGGCGCCTTGAATCAATCCAAAGGTGACCAACGCCGATCCCCATCCAGCAACATCGGCCATCGTCAGTGTCTTTTTCGTACGCTCCATGTATCCCCTTCCATCAAGGCAACCCCGCCACATAGTGGCATGCAGCGCTCCGCCCTGCAGAACTCACCCCATTAACGTGACGCGTCACACCCAATCACCCCGCCCATTGGCGCCCCACCCCTCCCCAACTATAGTTCCACCCCTCACAAGGACGAGGCGGTACAAATGCCCTATATCGGAATCGGACTCCACGTACTGGCGGCCATCTACTTCGCGGTGCACGCCATCCGCTCGGGCCAGAGCCTCTATTGGCTCATCCTGCTCTTCTCGTTCCCGCTGCTCGGCAGCGTCGTCTACTTCCTGGCGATTTACTTCCCGGAAGTCCGTCACTCGCGTGGCGCCCGGCAGGTCGTGCGCTCCGCCAAGCAGCTCATGGACCCGGGCCAGGACCTGCGCAACGCTCGCGCCGAGCTGGCGCGCACGCCCACCGTGCAGAACCGGGTTCGCCTGGGCATGACGCTGCTGGATGCTGGCCAGGCGGAGGAAGCCAGGGCCCTGCTTGAGCTGGCGGCCAGCTCGCCGCTGGGCGACGATCCCTACATCCTTACTGGTCTGGCGCGTGCCCGCCTCGAGTCCGGGCACGCCGCACTTGCGGTCGAAGCTCTCGACGGCCTGTTCGCCCACCATCCGGACGTGCGCCGCAAGCCAGAACAGACCCTGCTCTATGCGCAGGCATTGGCCGCCACCCGGTCACCCGACGCCCGCGCCGCGTTCGAGCGCGCTGTGGAATGCGGAAACGATGCGGCCGCCCGCTGCCTGTACGCCGAGTGGCTGATGGCACAACCGCAGCCCGCCGACCGCGAGCAGGCCCGTAGCCTGTTCGCCAGCATCATCGACGATGCCCAGCACTGGTCGCGCCACGCGCGCAGCCACAATGCCGCCTGGCTGGAGCGGACCAAGGCCGCGTTGAAGGGCTACTGACGCCTGGCGGCCTTTGGCAATCCTGTCGCATCCGCCTCGCTCATGATCCCTGCGTGCGGATGCCGACAGCCCGCAGGCCTGCACTACCGACATCGCCGATAGCATTGCAGCGCAAGGCTCCAGCCTCATTGCGCCGCATGCAACGATTCTGAAAATGTTGAAAGTGGTGTCGGCATCGGCCTTACTGCATTGGCATCACGCACGACCGCGCGTATTCCTTTTCGTGCCACCAATACATCGGTGGCCGGGGCTCGAAATCCCGGTAACGCGACTGTAGTTTGCGCTTGCCAGCCGGCACCACGCCTCGTGGTGCCGGCTGGCAATCCGTCGGCCGGCTATGGCGGGCGGTGCGTGGGGGCCTTGTGCCCACCGGGCCTAGTCGCGTACCGGATTTCGAGCCACGCATCGTCCGCCACCTTTATCGGTGGCGGCTTCTGCACGCACGCAAGGAGCCCAGCCATGAACCAGCCCCACTCCCCTGCCCCGCACCCGATCCACGACGCGCCTGCCAACGGTCCTGCGCTGGATCCGAACACGCTCATCGCCCTGCTGCACAGCATCGGCTCCGGCGCCGCGTCCGATGGCCAGCCCTGGCCTGAGCGCCATCAGATGCCCGGGCGGCGCATTGCTCTGGCAGACACCGATTGCTCCTTGGCCGGCCTTCGTGTGGTGCTGGAAATCCTGTTGGCCGCACAGCGTGCCCGCGAGAACGGCGAGTTGGAGCAATACGTCGGCCCGCGCGTCATGGAAGGGCTGATCATGGCCGGGTTGGGGCTTACCGCGCACGCCAGTACGCGGGTGCGGCCGGAGACCTGAGAGGTGGGCTGGCGCTGGGCGGCCACCGCGCTATGCCTCGTAGCGGCCGTGGCGGCGCCCGTCCTTTGGCTATCGCCGGCCGTGCCCGAGCGGCTGGCATTCCAGAGCATCGCGGATGATCGCTTTTCGCAGCTGCGCCGGCAGGCGATGGCGTTCGTGGAGGCCCGGCAAAGGCAGGGCTTGCAGTTTGTCGAGACGCAGCGGGGTGCGTCGTTGCAGATTCACTGCAAAGGCGTTCCGGTGCTGTGGCTGGAGCGGCGGCCGCCGCATCTGACGATGCGGGTATCGCTGGATGCGGTGCAGCGGGCGCCCGACGTTCTGGCGTTGCGGGCATTGCTGCAGCGGCAGTTGGAGCCCTTGGACTACATGGAACAGGTGCTGGTTGGCGTGCCGGAACCTGTTCTGATGGATCGGGTGTTGTTGGCGATGGCGGGTGATGTGGCTGGGGGTGCGCGATGTGAGGGGTTGGTCGTAGTCGATCAAGCTCGACTCTACGGGGCGGTGGGCGGCGTGGGCTCGGGTTCGTGGGTGGAGCCTTCCAGCAGGGCGACGTAGGTGTCCAGGCGCGTGCGCAACCCGGTCAACAGCCATCCTGTGATGTAGAGCAGTACGAGCGCATAGATGAGGAATGCGCCCAGCTGGCCGACGTCAAAGGCGCTGCTCCAGTCGCCCCATTTCCACTGCCGGAACTGCAGGTAGAGAGCGATCAGCAGCGGAAATGGACCGAGTCGTTGCAGGCCGCCGTAGATCAGCCCCATGCGCTCGATCATGCTTGTGCGCAGGTGGGTGACGTACTTGAGGCGGCGCTCACGCTCGACCCTGGGGAATCCTCGAAGCTCGGCGATCACCGCTTGCCACTGGGTAAACTCGCCGTCCATTTCCTGCGCGTGCGACAGCCGTGGCTGCACGAACTGGCGGATTCCGCGACGGGCCGCGAGAAATCCGCCGATGACAAAGCCTCCGATCTCCACCGCCAGGCACACCCTGACCAGAAGCAGCGCGGCCGTAAGCGGAAGCCATCGATCAGGCAGCTGGCTGCCGAGAATGCCGATGGCGGCCGCCAGGGCGCCCACGCGCAACGACCACCTCTCCAGCCGGCCGGCCTTGGGGTAGATGCTGTGCTCAGCCAGCCCTTGTACCCGCTGGTAAAGCCAATGGAAGGTCAGTTCCTGCTGCTTCGTCTGGTCCGGCGAATCGACTCCGCCCCCTGCCTGCATGTCCAT